GCCATTGACGATCCCGAAGGCTTGTGCGATTAAAGCTTTTCTTCCTCTTTCCCATTGGTTCCTTGCGCTAGCCTGCCTTGGTTGATTCTCGGCCCGCGATGCGGGCCTTTGTCGTCTTATGAAGCTGAAGGAAAAGGCAAAATGTGAGCCAATTGCTCGTACTGGCAGGGTGCAGGATTGGCTGGATAGTCCTGATGGACGGTTGCCCGTGAGCTGCACGGTATTCAACGTAGAAGATTCAATGGAGGGGCCGGATGGCATTGAAGCGTCTTGGCGGTTTGTTAGCCACGGCTTGCGCAATGGTGCGGGGGTCGCTGTTCATTTGTCTTCTCTGCGCGAAAGGGGCGCTGAAAATGGCAAAGGCCTCGTGGCAAGCGGACCAGTAAGTTTTGGCAAAATTTATTCCACGCTCAATGAAATTTTGCGCAGGGGCGGTTTGTATAAAAATGGGGCTGTAGTGCTTCATCTTGACTATACGTCTCCCGATGCCATTGAATTTGTCAACGCATCGCGAAGTGAGCTTCCTTGGGTGAAGCGCTGTCTGAATGTTGATGAAAATTTCCTTTCCGCATCGTCTCCTGAACTGATTAATGCCTGTCTTCGTGCCATCTCTTCTGGCGATCTCTGGCTCAACAAAATCCGTTACAACGCAAAAGGAGAACGCATCCGGGCCAATGTCTGCTTGGAAGTTTATCTTCCGCATCGTGGCACTTGTCTTCTTCAGCACGTTAATTTGGGCGCATGCACGTTGGACAATGTGCAAGGAGCATTTATTGAAGGCATGAAGCAGCTTTGTGAGCTTCATCCCAATACTGGCGTTGGCGACACTGGAGAATATCTTTCTCCTTCCATTGATAAACAAATTGGCCTTGGCATTCTTGGCCTAGCTAATTTCCTTGCCATTCAAGGGATTAGCTACGAAGATTTTGGCAATGCCATTGAGGCTTATCTTGCTGAAGATCCTCGCGGCTGGAATGATTTCTGGAAGAACACTATTTCCGGCGAAGCCGTGTGGCAAATTGACCAAGGCATTCAAAATGCTGCTGAAATTGCTCGTGAGCATGGCATGGAACGTGCCTTTTGCATTGCTCCCACTGCATCCTGCTCCTATCGCTATTTAGACACCAGGGGTTTTACTACGGCTCCTGAAATTGCTCCTCCCATTGCTCGCACTGTTGATCGCGACAGCGGCACATTTGGCGTGGAGAGCTTTGATTATGGCGACGTAGAAACTGCTGCAGAAGTGGGCTGGCCTGTTTTCTTTAAAGCAGCCAATGGTTTAGTAAGCCTTTTTCAACGCACAGGCTTGTTCCATGGCTATTCATTCAATTCTTGGTCGGATGTTGTCATTTATGACGAAGCCTTCCTGAAGAATTGGCTAGACTCTCCTCAGACGAGCCTCTATTACAGCTTGCAAGTCCTGCCTGATACTCAGCGCAAGGACGACGCATATGCTGCGTTGGACGACGACTTTAAGAGCATGTTTGGTCTCAATGAAGAGACTGAGCAGGATTCTGCGTCTTGTTCGCTCGAGGCTGGATACTGCGCTGCCTGCGCTGAATGACCAAAAAGAAGGGGCCTTATGGCCCCTTTTCTCCTCACCATTGAACGATACTACGACCATGACGACGAAGAGCCCCTATCTGTCGATGATTGCTAAAAAACGGCCTTGGCAAGCTGTTGCCGTGGACAAGGGCATGGTGCAAGAAGGCAGTGAGGCTACGCTTGGCAAACTGCTGGCTTTGCGTCATCTGGAACTGCCCGTGAAGGACTTTCTGGAACAAGGCTTAGAGCGTGATCTGCCGTCCACTCCTGGCGTTGTAGAAGCGCTGCGGCATAACCAAGAAGATGAGCAGCGTCATGATCAGGCCCTGAACTACATTGTTGCTGCTCATGGTGCCGATGAGAAAGCCGAAAAAGAAGTTGAGGGCATTCTGAAGGCATGGCAAGAGCATCCTGCCCACCCCATTTTGAAAGCTGCCATTTTGGAACGCAGTATTTTCTTTGTTGTGCTGCCGTTCTTCCGTTTCAACGGAGATATGGGCATCCGCACTGTGGCTGCTGATATTAGTCGTGATGAGATTACGCATGTTGGCGTGCATAGTCTTGTGGCTAAAGAGCTAAACGAGAATGCTGGTCAGAGTCTGAATAAACTGCGTCGTGCCACTGCATTGTGGGCGTTTGATGCGCTGGGCATGAGCGAGAACAAATGGCTGAATAAAGACTTCTGGCTTAAGCAAAGTGATAGTTTGTTTGAGAAAGGCAAAGCTGATGGTCTCATTGAGACACAACGAAGCCGAGTCCCGGCGTTTTTCGAGACTGCCAACACTAATTTGCCTTCCTACGGCAGGGCTTGATGCTACACTTGCGGCGGTATACGCCTGATTCAAATCTTCAAGCAGTTTTCTCTGCTTTCAGCTAGATATTAGGCTATTACTGTTCCCGCTCTGCATTAGCATCGGGCTCCGCCCCCAAGCTTAGCTCTCGGACGAAAACCAATTTGTTGGCGCCAACAAAATGGTTTTTAGAGATGATGCTCAAACAGGGGGCTCTTGGCCCTGAAGTGTTGGCACACGTCATGCAGATAGCATGGAATACTGAGTTCGATTCTCAGCAGCGCCTTTTCTCCATTGAACCATGAGTGCCTTCGTCATCGCAGACACGCATTTTGGCCACGCCAAAAGCATTTCCTTTCTGCGTCCTGATGGCGAATTGCTGCGTCCATTTTCTTCTGTAGAAGAAATGGACGAAACAATGGTTGAACGATGGAACGGGAAGGTAGGCAAGCGCGATACTATTTACCACTTGGGTGATGTAGTGATTCCTCGTGCAAGTTTGAAAATTCTTGACCGCCTTAATGGACGCAAGATTCTCATTCGCGGGAATCATGACATCGGAGCATTGAAAGACTTTTCTAAATATTTTGAGGACGTGCGAGGAGCATTCTTTCACAATGGCGATTCGACCATGCGTGGCGGATTAATCTTCACTCATATTCCCGTGCATCCAGCATGCTTATCGGGGCATTATTTAGGCAATGTTCATGGTCATTTGCATTGCCACCAAGTTCTTAATGAAAAAGGAGAAATTGATAAGCGTTATTACAATGCTTGCGTGGAAAGGAATGATTTCGCTCCAGTAGCATTTGAAGAGATAAAAGCCTTCTTCAAGGGCCATGACGGAACGCAGGACTTTTAATACTCCCCTGCGCGAGCCATTGAATCCCATCATCTACCAATCTTTGCGAGCCATTGATTGGCACAATGCCCAATATTTTCTCACCATGGACCAGTGGCATCTTGAAAAAGCTGCCATTATTAGGCAGTATGTGACAGAGCTAAAGGCCTGGATTTATGAGCAGGAAGAAAGGGGCGTGGAAATTATGGTGCTTGGCCCTAGGCGAGAAGGCGAGCAAGCATGATCATGAAGCGGACAAGGTGGCGCTCATTCGCACATTGATCTTTATTTCCTACTTGGTTACAAATGTCTTCATAATTTCTGGCGTGGTCCGACACTGGGATGATGGATTAAGGCAACATGAAGGATCTTTAAGTTGCTTGAAGGCAACAAAAAGGGGAGCCTAAGCTCCCCTTCTGCCTAACGCCAAGCTCTTTTGAACAGCAAGTAAATGCCGTGAGAAAGTAAGAAGCGTGTCGGCTTCAAAAGTTTACCACACTGATCCGTCAGAACCAATGAGGCTTAGGCACATAGGCAACGCCACGATAGACAAGGCTTGCCATTTGTGCTTCACGCAGACGAGCTGCTTTCTCAAGCTGTTGCTTGATGAGGGCGAGTGGGTTCATGATGGTTCCCGATGATGCTGGTCCCGTTCCGTACCAGCAGGTCATGCGCCCCTTACGGGGTGAACGTACAAACAGTGTAGCAAAGTGCCCTCAGTGGGACTTGAACCCACACTGAAGCGGTTTTAAGCCGCTTGCCTCTTCCGGTTGGGCTACAAGGGCTCATGAGCAAAGAGGGCGTCGGGCGGGGCTTCAATCCGCCTTGTACGACATTTCAAAACGGGTTGGCCCGTTTCCCTCTTTCCCCTGGTACGAAACAATGGCGCCTGAAACCATTGTTCCTTGTTGAACTAACGCTGGCCAGCGTGCTTCGCGAAAGCTCCAAAAGCATAGCATGGCTTTTGATGATCAAACGTCATATTCTCTTAAGGAAGCATTCTCAGGAAAGAAACCTTCTTCTGCGTCGTAAGCCTGCTCAAGAACCTCAATTTGCTTCAGACGTTTGGCGTGAGCCTGGAGCTTTGGGAGGAGAGTGGGGATGTAAAGATGTTCGGCGGCAAGAAGCTGCAAGGCAGTTTGCCTATTGGAGCTTCCGCATTCAAGCAGGGAGGTGAGAAACTTTACCTCCTGCATAGTTAAATCGCTGTTCTTCATTCCATAGGAGAACTATTGTTTGAAAATCATACTAGGAGATAAGACTATCAATCCAACCAATGTCATCGTCTTTGCTAGCAGCAAGAATTGCGCCTGCCATTGCAAACGCTAAGTCGTCAATTCCAGACGCTTTGCCGCCAGTAACGCTCCATTGTCCACTGGGTTTATAGATGACCGTGAGATTTTTAAGCTGCATAATTGCTTTCTCATGGCGATAAATATTGATTTGTCCTGCATTAAACAATTCGCGCATCTTGCTGAATGCTTTCATCTTGGAGCTAACTGTCCAAGTGAGTTCAGTGATGGGCAAATCACTAGCCAAGCTTTGGATGGTGCCAGCACTATTGAACTGGTCCATCACGATGGTGTCAAACACATATAGGCGATGCTGTTCCTTAATCCAATCTTCCACTGCATTGATATTCACTTCCATCCTTCCATTGATTTCAAAATCAGCGACGAACGAATGGAACTTGTCAACGACTAACGTGCCGTTTTCGTAGTGAACAATACAAGCAGTGTAGTCGTCACGGCCAACGCCACCACGGGCGGGGTCAAGGGCAAGTACATAGGCCCCTTGGAATTCAGGGCGTGGTGGTAGAGCGGCTCTACGGTCATCAATACAGGCGTCAATAACATCGCTTGCAACAAGGGCTGAAAGATTGCTTGCGAATTGCGCCCCATACTCAACTTTAAACTTCTCCGGATCGCGCTGTCTCTCTGTGTCAAGAAACTCTTGCGAAATACTTGGGTTCATCTCCCACGTTGGGAGATTCACTGCCTGCATGAAGGGGAAGCGGCCAGAGCTTGCTTCTTTGAAATGCTGGTAGAAAATACCGTCTGTTAGCCATGGAGACGACAGTTCAAGAATGCGTCCTTTCCCTCCGAACTGGGCGATAGCGGGAGAAAGTGCGTCGTAAATGCCCCTGCCGCCGCTGTTTGCATCGCCTTCAGTGGCAAATGCAAGTTCGTCAAACACTGCGCCTGCACAAGCGAGGCCACGAGCAGCACGGCCTGAAGTGGGAATGGCTTTAAAGACGCAGTTGTTGCTTAGTTCAATGATGTCGGCGGTTTCGCGAACGATTTCTTGGGCGAAGGGACTATCAAGGATTAGCTGACGAATGTTGTTGAGAGCAATACGAGCCTGGTCTTGACTGTTTGCTACGGTCACGATGTACCATTTCTCGCCTTTTCTTACTCGCCTGCGATATTCATCTTCCAAGACGAAGCACATATAGACGCAGGCCACTGCAGCCATGACAGTCTTGCCTGATCGTCGCCCAAGAGCCCACACTGCATGGCTCTTATCTGGCTGGAAGAAGGTGTCAAGGATTTTCGCTTGCTGGGGATAAAGATCCAGCTTGAGAGCGTGTCTTGAAAAATCAGAACATTTCAGCATGGCGCAAGTCTATAAGAGGAAGCAATGCAGATTGCGGAACGAAATAAGCTGGTCTTCCGCCCGCAGGATCTTTTCTCCATTGTTCCTTCATGGCATCCTCACTCTTTATCCAACCATGGAGAAGAGTGATTTTGTTTTGTATCGTAACTAACACTAAGGTTTTTCCCGGCTTCTCGTCTAATTGGCAGATGAGATCGTAATCATGACGAGAGCGTGTTTTCACATCAATATTTGGAGGCAGGTCTGAAGAGCCTCGCTTTGCTTCTGTTTCTTGATAGAGAAACTCCCGTAGCTGGAGATAATCTGCCACTGCTAATTCGCCAGCGGCGCCAAGCTTGTGAAAGAACAAAGCCTTATCACCATCAGCCGGACCACCATTGCGCCCTTTTAAGCCTTTCTTCTCATTTACGAGCTGCCTGCGCATGGCTTCTGCCCGCACAAGCTCCTTGTCTTTGTCGCTGAAATGAAAAACAATGCCAAAGCTGGCCATAGTGTGCATAAGCTACGCGCCAATGTAGCCAGGTTCTAGAATAAAAGCAACACATTATGGCCATAAATAAAGCTTATGGAAAGCGAAGCAATTGATCTTGGTCACGTTGGTAGTGGTGGAGTGAGGGCTGATGGTCTTCAAAATGTGCTCATTGGCATGGGTACTGGTCGAGACAAGGCGCAATACACTAAGACCACTGCTACGATTTTCTTAGCCCAAGAAGAACTAGAAAATCTTTATGGCGAATGGCTTCCTCGTCGCATTGTTGATATTTATGCTGACCAAGCCACGCGGAAAGGCTTCAAAGTATTGTTTGGCGGAGACGGCGTCAGAGCCGAAGAAGTGCAGGGCATTGAACAAGTAATTGAAGACCTCTACATCCTTGAACACCTCAACCTCGCAGCGAAGAACGCCCGCCTTTATGGGGGTGCTTGTCTACTTCTCTTTATTGACGATGGCCGTCCCGCTTACATGCCTGTCGATAAACGCAACATTCGTCGGATTGAAGACATTGAATGTCTTGATCGAT